ATTGAAGAACTGTTAGAGTAACTTGAACGGTAGATTCAGCTCCAGATTTGTTTCTTACTGTACATGGAATAGTTGTTGTGGGAGTTGATTCATTATTATATCCAAATACACCTGGAGACAATAAAATAGTTTGAGCGCCGGTTGTAATGACTTCAGCAATAACTCCAGCGTCCGGCGCTGGATCAGAAGTTTCTAATCTAAACCGGTCTAATACACGAGATGCTTCGTCAGTGTAAACTCTTACCCAAGCTGCTCTATCAGTTTGAATTTTTAAAAGAGCATAACCTTTATAACCGGTGATATTTAAGTAAGCATCGGCACCGTCTGCTATAGAAGAAGCTGTAGTAGCTGTAACGTTGCTTCTAGATTGTAGTGAGCTACCGCTGCTGCCGCCACTAACATCTTCAAAGGTAAAATTACCGTTGCCGTCAGTTGTAAGTACTTGGCCGTTATCGCCATCAGTAATTCCCAAATCAGTAAGATCCGTAGGCAAGTCAGCAACAGCTGCAAATTGGTTTCCATTGAGAGGCACGTAAATAAAGGCACCGGTCGATGGGTTGTAAGTCATTGTAGAAGTATTAGCAGCAGCCGCAACAGTTAAAGAAATATCAGATAGTTGAATATTTTTAACCCAATCGTAATCTGCGCCAGTCCAAGCTAAAACTTCATTATTAGCAGCACCGGAAACATTCAAATGCGCATCGACGTTAGCATTGGCGTAATTACTTGAGGCACCTGGTGCTTCAAATGTAAAGTTACCGTTGCCGTCAGTTGTTAACACGTCTCCAGCACTACCATCAACTATATCGCTTATATCAGAAAAAGTAAAATCATCAAACTTATCATATAATTCTGTAAAGTTAGCGTTAGCTTTAGTCCATGCTGTACGTATAGGATCGCCGGTACCATCGTTAACCTCTTGACCGACATTTACTATTTGCTTTGCCATGATTGCTCCTGTTTATTTTAAACTATTTATTACCCGTTGTCGGTTGTAATGGCATCTGTGTCTACGGTCCAGACAAAGTTAGATGCCCTAATTGTCTGATCACCGATTGATTGGTTAGGACCAACTATTTCATCGCCACCGCGAACGTAGTCATCTTTCTTAACTACCTGGAACTTAGCTGTCAATGTTGGCCCGGTTTTTTGCTCATAGATGAAGTTACTAAACATTTTAGAACCAGCAAGGTGCATGGTATCTTTTATTACTTTTTCATATAAGTCTGGGAATACTGTAGATCTGATTTCGTAAGAATATTCTTGATAGTAATCACTATCTTGTATACGAATATTAGCATCGAAGTACTCATGTACGTCTGTGTAAACGTACAAGTCGTTAAGATGTTTTTCAAACCAAGTTTGTGATTTTAAACTTGGTGCGTATACATCATTCCACATATCTCTTTGTTCTTGTGTGCCTTGTCCGTATGATAGTCCTAAGAAAATTTGCGCGTCAGCAGATGATACACTACCCGACTCGTTGATATCTGCAAATGAGAATCCACTCGGTTTTAATGTTTGCAACCAAATACCTAATTCATTAGATGCAGTATCTAAGCCTAATGAAACGCGTAATACTTCTTTTGCGAACTCTTCGGTTGGTAATATCGGAGTTTTTGGCGTAGGCTGTTTTTGTACATATCCATTAATATGAGAGTTCTGCCCAGCCCAAAATCCAGATGTAATACCTTGCGAATTAGCTCTTAGAGTAGCTCTGGCATGTTTGGTACCTTCTTCATCTACAAGGAATACAGTTTCTTCATCTACATAACCGAAACCAGAGTTTCTTATTTCTGCTTTTGCTATTCTACCAGTCGAGAATAAAGTTTCGGTATTTAATATGGCGTTTTCACCAAATTTAGGTGAGGTATAGTCTCTTTCAATAGTTAATATATCATAACTGTTACCTTTGTGATTAATATAATCATTAGTACCAGTTTTAAACCCATAATAACTGTAAGGTGTTACATATAAAGCTTCTTGATCATTATCAATCCTAGTAATAATACCAGTTGTGCCTGTTAGCGGTTGGTTAATTTCATCACCAACTGAGAACGTTGCACTATAATTATCTATGAGAATAATTTGTTCATATCTTTCAAATGCAAGCATCTGTTCGTCGCGCACTAAAGCAAACACGTCGGTTACATAATTCTCACCAGGATTAAGATTTTCAAACGACTTAATTCTACCAATTTCAAATGGTGTTAAATCGAAAGCATCTTCAAGGGCAGTAGCAAGAGTTACAGGATCAGCAGTACCTGACATTGCTTGAGTTGCCGGTGGGATAGTATTAAAGTTAGATGAATTTAATGGAACAGATACAAAATCACCAATAATATCAGTTATAAGTTCTACTGTTTCAATATTTTCTAGTTCTTCTACTTTTGCGTGTGTTGGATCACCAGTATTTGCATATAATGGACCTGGTGAAGAATTATTCACACCTGAAATATTAAATATATCACCGGTATCTGTAAGTGCATCATAAACTGTTAATGTAAAGTTTTCCGCACCTCGATCTACCGTAGAAATAGCTCTACTAATATCAAACTCGTCACCTGGTTCCATTTTTAAACCAACAGATATTGAGTTTTGTCCTATAACCGTACCTTGATTACCAGCACTATCTCTTAAAACTTCTAATTCTTTAAATTTAAAATCTTCATTTCTTAAAACGATTGTTTGGTTTGAAACTAAAATCTTTGTATTTTCAATCGTATAACCAAAACCACCATTTTCCAACTGATAATCAATTGTACCAGTAAACTCTTCTACTAATTCCGTAACAATTGCTACGCCGCCTTTACCATACTCACTTTGAATATCGTAAATATCACCTATATCGTTACCTGTAGTACCACCGTATTTTAAATCAATAATTAAAGAGTCAGCTGAACCATTAAGCTTACCAAAAGATACATCTTCGCCGTTGAGCCTAGTTAAGATATCATCATACTTATCAAACTTACCTTTTACTTCTACAAGGTAAATGATTGGTGTTAATGTTCTATTTAGATATACAAAGTTAATCTTATCAACAACTGCTTTAGCTTTAGAAATAGAACCGTAGATGTCTTGGCTTAATAGATCACTGTAGTCATATCTTATAGATTTGTCTTTATTATAGAACTCGTTGTTATTTGGGTACATCTGCAAGTAAATACCAGTTTTCCATTCCGAGTCAGATGGTTTAAACATATATTTTGCAGGATATTTAATCTGGATATCTTCTTCATAAAACATTCTAAAGAATAATTTGATACCAGCTTCTGTACCTTTACGGCGGTACAAGTCCATAATATTTTTAAGTACAACTCGAGTAGTTCGATCGTCAAGCTGTGGAAGATCTGCCATGTATTTCTTTTTAAAGTAAATAATCATGTCAGCAAGTGTAGTACCAATATCACGGTATTCAAACATTCTACGTGTATTATAAACACCCATGTTAGGTTCAGATTCTACAAACTTGTAGTAATGTTCAACCATAGCAACTAACTCAGAGCCATGTTCCCTGAAATATGCAGGAAATTGCTGAGCTATTTTAAACGCTATATTCTTTTCTACTAGCGTGACTCTGTTATTAGCTGTGCCGGCCATTATTTAACCTCGATCATATTTACAGTTACGTCGTTATCGTCAATAAGAAATATTCTACCAGCCGGTGCCGAAATATCTTTTTTAGCAGTTGTTACCATAATATTAATACCAGGCCCAGAAAATCCTTCTGTTTTAAAACCTGTTAAATTAATCTCACCCGTCGTATAATTAACACTACCTGCAACTGGTTTAACTACCTGCGGGTTAGCAATATCTGAAGTTACAATTTGGATGTTTCCTAAACCGTCGTCTTGGAAGAAACATTCAACGTAATTATATTGGAATACACTACTTTTAACAGCTGGTTTATAATCAGCAAAACCATTACTATCTTTAAATGGATATGGCTTCTGCAACTCGGCGTAAAACTTAAATGACGGACTAGAAGAAATATTTAAAGCTGGTGAGTATACGATATAAGGGCAAACCGAAAGTTCATTACTTTGAACTGCGTTAGAAGAATTATCAATTAAAGATGAAAGCTTAGATGCTCTCATTGTTGTATCAAAGTTATCTAGGAACTCATCATTGTAATTAGAAATGGCAGCGCGCACCTCTGTTTCAATTTGTCCTGCCGATTTCTTAGAAATCTTGGGATCGAAGTAAACATCTACTGTTACACAGCCATATACGAAATCAGAATCAATGAATACTGGTTCAATTGCAATTGGACTCTTTTCTCTTAAATACTCAATGTAGGCAGAAGCAAGAGTAGATGATAATCCTTCACGGCCTTCACCAAGATAAACAGATATAGCAACTCGACCAAACTGTGGAGGATCTAACTCTTCGCCGCCGTAAGCTGAAATTGCTTTAATTTCTGGGAAACGTTGTTGCAACAATATTTCATAATCACGAGTAGTTACAGCGCGTTCTTGGATTTGCAAAGACTTAGGAGCAAAATATCTAATACTTTCAAGTGTTTCTCTTTCCGCGCCACCCGCTGCTGCTTGTACAGTATCGACAGTAATAGTTGCGGTTGGTGAAGTTGCCGGCAATGTGAATGAGAAAGCACCGTTAGATTCTGGGCCTGAGGTAATTCTATATCTTACACGAACATCTTCGTACTGTTCCGGCTGTAATCCAAATCTATTATTACCAAAGTAAATTGTGTAACGTCCGTCATAGTATGGTTCAACATAAAATACTTTATCAGTAGGACCTACACCAAAAATATCGTCCTTGCGGATAAAGACGTTTTCATCGTCAGTTGCTTCCGCGTCAACGAATACTGCAATAGAATCCGTATCCGCGTTTTCGTTAGTAAGGATGACGCGTAGAATACCATCTTCGTCTACAAAGAAACCTTCTCTTTCAAATGACGCTAGCATCTGACCTTCAAAGATTTCTACATTTTCTGCTACGAAAATGCTGGGTGCAATTTTACGGGCAACGTATGCTTTATCATTGACGTATTCGTATTGACTACCTTGGAACGTTGTAAGGAAGTTAGAATAAGCAGGAATGGTTATTGTTTGGCCAATTACTTCTGAATCAACAATAGTTACATTTACCACTGCCCTTGGTGATTTTCTTGAGCGAGGAAGATAATTAAGTTCCTTTGCGTGTGAGATAATAGAATTCTTTAACACTGCAGAGTCTAAGAACATTTCGTTAATAGCCATATTAGCATAAAAGTTATTTTGGAATGTATTATATGCTAATACGTCTAAGAATACGCTCATGTTAGAGCCATCAAAGTTGTAATCTTTGAATTGCGATTGGCTTTTCAGATAGTCTTTAAACTGGTCCTTGATGGACTCAAAATCCAATTCTGAAATATTTAATTTAGCCATTTATCTAGTCCTCTCTAAGAATACGTCAAGCGTAATCGGCTGTTGTACGTTCCTAATATAAAATACTATTTTAACTACTACAACGTTATCGTCTATATTAGAAGATACAACAACATCTTGCAGTTCTGCTCTTGGTTCATGCAACTCTATAGTAGATCTTACTCTATCTTCTATAAGTTTAAGCGTTCCGGGTGTTATATTTTCAAATAACATCGCGTTAATGTGCCCACCAATATTTGGTTGCATTAATCTTTCACCGCGGTCTGTAAGAATAAGATTCTTAATAGATTCCTTTACAGCATCTTCATCTTTATTAACAGTAAGATCAGACGACACCGGGCTGATTTCAAGATTTTTCTTAAAATCAGAATAGATAGATATCTTTTTAGTTTTAGCTGTAAATACTGTTGCTACCATTTCTTATTCTCTTTATTTAACTAGTGTAGTTACTACTGTTCCACCAAATGTTGTTTCCACACCATTTTCAGTATAGCCTTCCTGTGTTGACGGTGTCCATACTGCTTTAAATGTGCGACCACCTTCTTCAAAGAATACCGTAGATTTAGTTTCGCGCGCTTTTTTCCGAGCATCACGTCTAGCATTACGTCTTCCTTCTCCTGCTGGTGGCCATCCAGGTGATTCGCCTTTCTTAATAGGTGCAACTAATGGGGGTAATTCATTCTTTGACAAGTTATTAGCATAATATAGTTTACCACCAATATCCATTTCAATATTACTATTTAATAGTTCAAATCTTCTAACACCAATTTTCTTAGCTGCTTCCCACGCTGCAGTAACAGAAGATTCACCATATCCATACGGTGAGAATTTAATCTGTACTTTTGTACCAGAGCATCTATCCTCATTATATGAAGTTGCAGCTTCTTTAGATACCCAGCCACCAATTATTTCAATTGGGCCGTTAATATAATCTTTAACAGCAGTATGCAATCTTATCAACGTAACTTTAGTATCCATCGTTAATTGCGTCCATGCAGATTTATTACTACCAAATTGCGAAGATGAGGAAGCTTTTAATCTGTTATCGGTTCCTTCTACAATATCATCCCATGTAGGCAAACTGCTAATCTCTTCGTTAGTAGGTTGGCCAACTTCAAATTCATCATCGTTTGTAGCTGTTTGCGAACCGGTTTTCTTAACATTTGCCCATAGTTTCTTTTGGTTATTTATTTCTTCTTTGCGTTTCTCAGTAGAAAATCTAATAGCACCAGCTCTAATTGCTTCACCTGTTACA